TTGAATATGGCATGGTTTCACCTCCTATCCTATGAAGAAGTTATATGGCAGCCCTTAACCTTACCGGCTGTCGCTGTTGCGCTCCAAGAAAGACCGGCGCCGAGAACTCCATACCATGCGGCAGCGTGTACCCTGCCGAAGTCCTGTCCCATGTTTACCTGTGCCCTTACTTCCGGTGTTTCCACCTCTGCCATGACACAGAAGTCGTCGCCAAAGATTACCGCTTCGCCCAGGACTGAGCCGGTTCCCTTGTTGTTGGCAAGGTTTGTGGTGTCCTTGACCTCGATGCAGCGTATTGATTCGATCTTTCCCACTTCCGAGTTGTGGAGCACGTCGCCTTCCCTGAGATACTGTTTCCAGGTTTCAAAGGTAGGGTCATTTTTAATACCCCTCAATCCCTTTGTGGAGATGAGGCCGATATAATCGCCGTTCTCGTAGGGCGGAACGATGTAGGTATCAGCAAAAGCATCCCTGATGGCTGCAAGGTGCGCCACGGTGAGATTTGAGGTTGCCGATGTGGAGGCTGTGCCGTCCTCGTCAAATGTGCCTCCGGTCAATGAGGTCGGGATGTACTTCAGATAAACCGTTTTCATTGCAGTAGCATAGAGCCGGTCAAGGCTTTTCCTCATCTGCTCGGTTAAGGCTTTCTGAATCCTGTCCTCGGGGTCAAACTTGCTTAAAAGCTGGCTGATGTGAGTGAACGCCACGCCACGGCCATATTCGTAGACCGTGATGCCGACGCTTGTCTGGGTCATCGTGTCAATGGGGATGCGCTCTGTTTCTGTGAGAGCCGCGCTGGTCGGAATGGCAAGGGCATCAAAACGCATGATGGTGATGGTCTCGCCTTTCTTCCTGCCGAATCCTGGCTCTGTCCGTACAAAGTCAGCAAACACGGACTCTACAACCGCCTGCTCTCTCAGTTTTGAACTGATAGTGTGCGATTTATAGGTTCCGGTAGCAGTATCATAATTCCAAGTCCATTCAGGCATGGAAAATACCTCCTATCTCAATTTTCTCCGTTCCTTTACGGCCCGGATTGCGTCACCCATTGTCTGAGTGCCTTCGTCCTGGCTCGCTTTGGAAACCAGTTTACCTCCACGCTGCAAGATGTCAAACTTGCTGCGGTTCTTCTGTTCTTCCTGATAACGGGCGGTTTCTTTGCCCCTTATGCCGTCCACGATTGCCTTGCACTGAGCGATTGTCCAGGTAATCTGCTCGTCGAGAGACAGTTTCTTGTCTGCCCCTGCCGCCTGCGCCCAGAACAACTGCTGAATCCCTGGTATTTTGTCCAGTTCTGCCGCTTCAAGCGCCTTATCTACCGTGGTGTTAATAACTTTCAGGTCGTTCTCGCGTTCCCGTTCTTCCTGCGCGGCTATCTTGGCAATATCCGCCTGTCCCTTCATCCATACTTTAGCCAGTTTCATGTTGTAGTCCGGGTCATCCGTCGATAGTTTGTTGGCTGCGTCTATCGTTGCGTTGAGTATCCGGTCCTGCTCAACCTCCCACTTGCCTTTCTGGTTGGGGTCGGCCTTCTTTTCCACTCCATCAATCCGCTTTTGCAGCTCTTCGACAACCTTCTTGAGCTTTGATGTTTCAGTGGTCGCTTCATGGAGCTTCTTCTCGGCCTCGCGGTATGCTTTCTCCGCTTCCTCGTGGCTCTTGTACTTCAAGGGCTTTTCTGGTGGCTTGTCCTCTTCCTCCACTTCTCCGAATCCTTCAAGCGGGGGCTTTGGCTCGATACCTTCCGGGGGCTTACCATCTGTTTCCTTGGCATCAAGGGAGGTGGTAAGTGTGTCCTTCGTATCTTTTCCGTCACCGTTTAACATTTCAGCCGTTACCGTTGTTGCCATTGTGTCACCTTCCAGCGTGTCCGTGTCGGGGCTGGCCTTTCTTTTATTTCAATCCGCGTGTCCTTGTGGGGGCGGTTGATTGCCTTCATTTCTTCTCTCTCCGTATCATCAACAGCCTTTCTGCTGCTGCATGTCCTATATCAACCTGATAATTCAGGCTGCGTATCATGTTCACCAGCGTTGTCGCCTCTGAGTCGTTTTGTACGAGTATGTTGATCCTCTGGGTGAGCTTGTCCAGGACGAGATTAACAAAATAGCTGCCTTCCTCGCTCGACAACCTCTTTTCCGCCTCCATGCCCTTGTCTATCTGAACCTCAAGAATCTTTTCCTCTCGCTGGCGTTTCTGATTGATGTCAAAGGTCTTTGGCTGTCCGGTTAAGATGTCAGTCTGCATACTTCTTCCCCTTCTTCTTCGGCAATCCCTTCTCCGGCGTGCTGGCGAAGTCTGATAACTGCTTGCCTGTCATATCCAGAACACCTTTGTTCTTCTTGCTTATCTTCTCGGGTGCGTGTTTGGCCATTGCCATGAGCCTTCTCTGGGACTTGCTTTTTGCTGGCATTACATACCTCCCTGCGGTAACTGCTTCTGCCCTGGTATCTGCACGACGTTGTTGGCCGCTTCCTGCGCCATCATTGCCTCTGCCTCCATCTGGGAGACAACCTGTTCAATCTGGTCTGCTTCTTCCGGGGTCACTATAAACTTGGGATCGTAAAAACCTAAAACGGTGTTTGACTCCTTCAGAAGTTCATACGGTTTGAAATACTTACCGAATAACTGGCTTTCCGCCTTCTGCATCATAAATTGCAGGCGTGGTATGAGGTCACTGTTTTTTATCTGCGCCGTTACACCACTTACTTTGATGTCACAGTTTGACTCCAACATCTCCATGCGTTCCTCCGGTCCCATTTGCGCAAACGCGGCAAACGCCGGGTTGTTCGGAAACACCCTCGATATTGGCGGGTAGCTGTATTCGCTCCAATTCGGTATGATGGTTTCAAGAACTGCCTTGATAACGTGAATAGCTGCTTCCTCTATATCCTCGCCTATGCTGTCGAAGATACCCATGGACTGTTCTGTCTTGATCTCAACCTCGCCCTTCGTTATGTTACTTCGATGTCCGGGAAGTCCTGCAACAAACTGGTTGATAAATGTGCCATTTTCCTTCTTTTGGTCGTAATATTGGAGGATTGCAAGCACTTCATCGGTGTTCTTGCCCTGAACGTAGGCATCACGAATAATCTCTCCGGTCAATGGTGCATTTTCAGCCCTGAATATCGGTTTTCCAGGTTCAATAATTACGTCGGTTGGGTCTTCCATGAGAAAACGGTTGATCTCCCGTATCCGGTTGACGCGCCAGTTAAGATCATCAATGTGTAGGCTCATGAGATTGCATGACATGAGCCACAGAAACAGGCTTGACTCAACTAATCCGTGGCCTTCGAAAGCAAACATATCTGGCATGGGGGAAAACGATACACCTGGCCAGCGTAGCGTAGGATACGGCGAAGGTTCCGGGTTGAGAATAAGCACATCACCGGCAACCATGAAACGTGCGTTGGGTAGTAGCATATTGCCCTGCTTGTCAAGTACCACGCCCCACTGTTCGATAACCTTCACGGACTGTCGGTAGGTATTCCGTTGATGGTACTGCCCTTTCCGTCTTGCCCTCTTTTCCTGGCTCTCTCCTGCAGGCCATTGGTTCTCTGAGGCTGTCACATCTTCAAGCCTGACATAGCGCCCATTCTCTCCCAATGCCTTTACTCTCCACAAGTCCAGCCATTCCGTGTGAATCCAATAGTTTCCACTCCACGGATCGCGGGGGCTTGCATCAGGATCGCGGTGTATCTGCCAGGGAGGTACAAGGTCGAAGGTCAATCCAACTCCATCTTCCCAACGAGGGATGATCTCATGAGATTGCCCGATAGCGAAGCCTAACTCGCAAGCATCACTAAACTTGGTCCCGAATTTCCCGTGTTGCTGGTTGAGCCAAAAGGTTAAGAGCTCTCGGTTGAATTGTGCGGTTATTGCGTCATCATCGCCCTGGGGGTCTACGTTGAACCAATCGGGCTGACGAAATGCCTTCCTGACAATAGCGGTAGCCTGCTTGACAACGGCCATCATGTCACCTGTTATGACTTTGGCCTGCCAATCCTGCTTATTGCTGTAATCTATCTTGGCCCGGTATGCCTTGTAGCACTCATCCCAGAGATAGCGTATGTCATGGGTGGCCTTCTCACTCTCTTTTATGCATTCGTGGCAATATTCCACATACATATCGGGGTTTTCATCCCCATACGCCGTAGCCGCTTCTTTGCGTTCCTCAAGTTCCTTCGGGTCGGTGATTAACTCAGGGTCTTGCTGTTTACGCCTTGCCATTTATCCCGCTCCAATTTATGCGATCGTAATTCCTGCGATATAATTCCGTGTTCCCAAGGTGCCCCTTGCACTCAGCACACTTACAAACTCCGTTGTGTGGTGTCTGGTTGTGATTGCCTTCGAAGGTCGAGCCACAACCACAGCAAGCCCAGCGCTCCTGGTCCTTGCGCCGTTCCTTGCCTCTGAACACCTGTATCCATTTACTCATCGGATAACACCTCGCATCTGTGGGTTATAAGCGTATGTATTGGCTACTCTTGGAACATTCGGCAAAGCCTTACCAATCTTACCCCTTGATTCCATTTTGTCTGCGTTTATGGCAACATAGCGCAAGGTGTCTGCCCCATGTGCATACATATCCTTTAAGGGTGCCTGTGTTGTCTCGGTGGCCCGGTTTACATGCCTCCGGTATCGTTTGACGCACTCAATCAATCTCCATGACAAGAGGGTGTGCCTGACATTTCCCACATTCGGCGGTGCTTGCATGGCGTGGCATCGGGTAGCATCAAAGTACATCCTGCCAAACATCATGCGGGTGTGCCTGATCCCTTCCTCGACTGACATTTCAACTATTTCCTCTCTCGGCGCACATACCCAACCCAAGGCCGTCATAATGTCATAAGTGCTCCTGCCTCCTGCGTTTAATGTTTTTGCAAATCCATCATGCGGGAGCCAGACACGGCCCCAGTTATAGGGGCGTGTTTTTAGCTCGCTTGATAACTCTGGTAATGTGGTATGGGATACCTCAAGATACTCAATCAATCGTACCTCTGATGATTGCCGTTGCACTAAAGCGCATCCAAGACTATCATCCCAACCCAGATCAACAATCACATGGACAGATAAGATAGGGTCATACGGCACGTTGCAGATATGCCCGTTTTCCTCTGCCTCCATAATCTGCTTGTGGTAGATTGCGCCCTCTACTGCCGGTCTGCATTTCCCCTCCCAAATGTTCTCATAATCATCGGGGTTGGTGGCCTTACAGTGCAGGCGCTCAGTCTCTAACACATCGTTAAAATACGGGTTATCTCTCCAGTTAACCTCAACGTTAATACAGTTGTTTGGCGGCTTGACAGTAAAGCGCTGGTGTGTCTCATCCGTCTCAAGGTCTGGGTTGTAGCTTATCCATATCTCACTGCAATCTTTACGAATTGTCGGAATGAGGATGTCCCATGATCGCTTTGAGATTACCTGGCCTTCCTCTACCCAGCAAATATCATACCCTTCAAAGCTCTTGATGGCGTCAACGGTTAGTGAGGATAAACCTACAAAGGCAAACTCTGTTCCGTTGGTGCCTCGTATCTCATTGTCAAGGACCGTGTAATAGCTTGTTAATCCGAGTTGTTGTATCTGATCTGCTAATAACTTGTGGACTGATTGCTTGATTGAGTTTTGTATCTCTCTTGTGCAGAGGATACGCAATCTCTTTGAGATACCAAGGATAAGCAAGGCGCGCGCAAAAGACCATGATTTGCCTGATCCCCTGCCTCCACGGGCAACTTTATATCGAGAAGGGGTGAAAAGGAATTGGAGTTTTTTAGGGATAGAAACACGAATATTATTCTGCATCTACAAACTCCACTGTGACCTTTGTTTGGATAGGTCCTCCATCTGCCCCAGTGTGTTCTTTTGTTTCCTTGTTTTTCATGTCGGTGAGATTTGATGCTATAAACTGAAAAATATTGGGTTGATAGAATCCTTTCAAGCCATTCTGAATGAGAAATTCCTTTTCTAATTCAAGGGCTTTCCTATACGATACGGAAAATTCTTCGTACTTGTCGGCCCATTCTTTCAAGGTTTCCGATAAGACGCCAATTTTACGAGCAAATCCTATGATGGTTGGTAGATTCTCTGGAACTTCTTTGTTAAACTCTGTTACGCCGGAGGCTGTTATTTGTGTTACTTTTTGGATTTTTGTCTGAGGTACATCGAAAAACCGAATGATTTCTTCGCAATACTGCTTCTTGTACTTCGTCGGTCTACCGGCTGGCATGTATCCATAAAATCACATTATTACCCCTGTGTCAAGTAGAATCGTTACAGTAATAATGCCCGATCTCGCAATTATACTCTTGGTCGGGCTCCAAGGAGGCAAGGAGAGGGTGTGCTAACCCAGCGCATTGCGAGTGACGCGAACACATGAAAAGCACAAGTTATTTCTTCT